GTAGAACTCCCGTCCCGAGAGCGCGCGGACCCGCGCCCAGACCGGCGTCGGCGTGCCCCAGGTCTCCGTCGGCTCGCCCGACCCGCTCTGCCCGGCGGTCTTGAACTCGAGCGTGATCTTGCGGTCAAGCTCGCCGAGATCCATTAGATCACCAGCAGTGAGTTAGGCCTCAACAGTGCTTCGGCACCGAGCGGGATCTCGTAGAGCTGGTGCTCCCCTACCTCCGCGCGGTGTCCCTCCCAATGTGTGAGCATAAGCAGCATCGCGGACACGATCGCATCCGGTAGTTGCCCCAGGAAGTTTCCACTGGATCCGGCGCTCGTGATGTCGATCGCGGCTCCGCCCGATGTTATCGCAAGCTTGAGAGTATCCGCGGTCACGTCGCGCGCGTAGTATTGCCCGCCATCCGTGAGCCCCCCGGGCGCGGTGCCCGTCGTAAAAAACGGGACCTCCTCCCCGCTCGCATAGCCGTGCCCTGCCGCCGTCAGCACGTCCGTGGTTGTGTCTGCCGTGAACGGTATCGCCATGCCTGCGATGTAGCGCACCCGCAACGCATTGATATCCGCCCGCGTCGACGGCCACGCGAGGCCATAGGCCGGGACGATCCAGCCGGGTGTTGCGTACTTATCGAGGGTGTAGCTCGTCGGGTCGAGCGTTTGCTCGATGCCCTCCGTGTCCAGATACTTCAGCGACACAACCGATCGCACTGGCGACCATGGCAGCTCGATGGATATCGGAAAAGCGTCGATCCGCTTTTCCCAGGTCCTCGCGACCACTGCGCGGTTGAGCAGCGCTTCGGCCTGCTCACGCGCCGTCTTGATCCACCGCGCGATCAAGACGTCCTCGTCGTTAGTGAGTGCCTTGATGTGCGCCTTGGCCTGGGCGACCGATACCGGCTCCGCCGTCGGCAGTGTCACTTGCCTGATGTTCATGTACGTCGTGGCCCTGTCGATTGCGGCCTGCGTTCATTGATCGAGCTCGGTCGCTGTTCGGACCCGGGCTGCAGTTGCGGCCTGTGCTCATCGATCGAGCTCGGTCGCTGTTCGGATCCGAGCCGCAACCGCGGCCCCGCTCCCGGTGGCCCAGCTACCGTGGGCGGCGGGCCACCCTGTGCCGTGAGAAGGTTCTGCGTCCACTCGATGTCCTGCCGACCGAGCCGCGCAACTACCGGCCAATCGGTTTGTGAGAACGGCGCGACTGCGGCAGGGGCAAGCGTTGTCTGAAGAAGGCTCTGCTCCCAAGAAATATCCCGCCGAGCTACGCGCTTCGAGAGCGGCCAATCGGTCTGCGCGAACGGTGCTTGCGCTGATGGCGCAAGCGTCGTCACCAGCAAGTTGGGTGGTTGCGCGACTTCTCGTGGTGCGCGACGCGGCGATAGCGAGAACTCCCCCGCAACAAACGGCGCAGCCTCGGCGGGCGCGAGCGTGGTAGTAAGGAGAGTCTGCGTCCACTCAATGTCCTGTCGGTTGGCCCTTACGGCTGCCGGCCAATCGCTTTGCGAGAACGGTGCCGCTGCTGGTGGTGCGAGCGTGGTTTGTAGGAGATTCTGGCTCCACGTCACCTCAGACCGCGTGATGTGACGCGAGGCAGGCCAATCAAGTTGTGAGAACGGAGAAAGTGCGGCTGGCGCAAGCGTCGTCTGGAGTAGATTCTGCTGCCAGATGACGTCTTGCCGAGCGATATGTCGTAGCCCTGGCCAATCGGTCTGCGAGAATGGTGCGACTGCGGCAGGGGCAAGCGTTGTCTGAAGTAGACTCCGCTCCCAAGAAATATCCCGCCGAGCTATGCGCTGCGAGAGCGGCCAGTCCGTCTGCGAAAATGGTGTCGGAGCAGCAGGAGCAAGTGTCGATTGCAGTAGTCCCAGAATCCACTCAATATCCTGCCGGCCAAACTTCGCAACTACCGGCCAATCGGTTTGAGCGAATGGCGCTGCCGGTGCCGCGCTGAGGGTCGAGGTGAGTAGGTTTGGCTGCTCTTCAACAACATGCCTGTCCCTAGCAACTCTGCTCGGCCAATCGCTTTGAACGAAGGGCGCTGCTGCGACGACAACTGCAAGCGTCGTCAGCAGCAGGTTCGGTGCAAGGTCAATCAGACCTTTAACCTTATGCCTGCGTGATCTGATTTCTAGCGGTCCGCGAAAAACGTCAGCCATGGTTTCGCTCAGTATTGGATTTGTGACCGCAAGACATCAGCCGCTGCCGCCTCTTTTACCATTACCAGTGTTCGCTCGTGCGCGGTGCGGCTCGTCGCACTGGAGCCCTTCCAGCGCAGCTCCACGTCGTCGGTCGCGCCCGCGACGGTCAACCTGCCGTGAGTGAAGCCGTAGTAATTCGCAACATCGATCGAGCTCTCCTGCGACTGAATCCGCTCGGTGTCGGCGTTCCGCCCTCCCGCGTTGTAGAGCGAGAAGGTTGCAGCCTCGCTGACGGCGATCGTTCCGTAGCCCTGACTGGTGCTGAAAATAGCGAGCCAATCCGCAGCACCGGGGTCGGTGATGGTCATTCCCACCAGCAACTCGTCCGTAGTGCCGATGTCGGCCTCGTCCGCCGTTTGCGACGCCTCCTTGATGTCCGCATCCGCCACCTTCATCAGCGTCATCGTGCGCTCGTGAACCGTCCAGTTCGTCGTCCCATCACGGTGAGCGCGCACCTCCACGACCTGCCCGGCGGTGGGGGCGACCCTGCAGGCGATGAGCCCGGTCATGCATCCCAGCGCCGCGCTGATGGATGCCTCGGCGTTCAGCACTCGCTCCGTGTGCTGCTGCTCCACGCCATTCACGAAGACCGAATAGTAGATGTTGTTAGTCGTGGCCCCGACCGAGACGTTCGTCGCACTCGCGCTGAACACCAGCAGATAGGTCCCCGCTCCCGGCGTCAGGTTTGTGCCAGTGAGCAGCGTATCCGTGGCGGAGCTGATCGTCTGATCTGCCGTGGAGCTTCCCTGACTGAAGTCCGCCGACGCCTTCGGGAAGAGCGTCAGCGTCCGGCTCTTCATCGTCGAGGCGGTCGTGCCGGTCGTGCGTCGGTAGCGAGCCTCAACTGCTTGCCCCGCAGTGGGAGTGACCTGAGCAGCCACACATACCACGGTGAAAACGCCTGCTGCCGCGATCGAACCCTCGATGTCGATCCGCCGCTCGGTATGTTGGACGATAGCTCCGCCGACGTAGAGCGAGAACTCGTAGGTCTTCGCAGTCGCGCCGTTCTCAAAGTAAGCAGTGAACAGTGCGAGATAATCACCCGCTCCCGGCGTCAACGTCATCGCGTTGATAAGCGTGTTGGTCGTCTGATCGAGCGTCTGGTCCGCTACCGCGTTGACGACGGAGATAGTCATGGCACAATTCTCAGTTCAATCTCCTTCGAGCATCGCTCGAAATGCTGGCATTTCTATCGCTACAACGTTTCGTAGATGACGTGCCCACCCATCGCTCCCGGCGTGCCGCCAGTGAAAGCGGAGAGCGACATTTCACCGAAGGAGGCTGTGTTCCCCAGCAGCACCGGGGAATCGCTGCGGTCGGCGGAGAGAGACTTCCACTTCACAATCCCGCCGAAGGCGTTGAAGTCCAGATGCAGGAGCTTCGCGGCCGCGTCGCGTTGCGGGGCGGACGTGACGAAGGAATTGCCGACCCCAACGATAGCGGCGAGCGCCGCTGTTGCCGGATCGAGCGCCGCATCGTCGCCGCCCGTTTGTGCCCCGATTCCGACCGTCGAATCGCGAGCAAGCTGCATCAAGGTAGGCGCGCTCGCCGTCGCCTGACCGCCGAGGTAGATTTCGTCGATCAGGGTTCGCTGCGTGCCGGAACCTCCCTTGAAAGCGCCGATGTAGGTGCCGTTCGCAATGGCCACGGTATCAGCCACCGCTGTCGGCGTGTTGGTGTCTATCGAATAAGTGCGTTTTGCCATCTCAGTCTCCTAGAAGTAAACGTGAACTCTGTCTTTCGGCGGTCTCCTGTGCTTGATCGAGCGCCCTTGCGATGCTCCTGCACTCTCGCGTCAAGCCATAGATTGCCCCGCAGTTGTCGCAAAGGTAGCGGTTACACTTCGCGCAGTAAGCTCGCTCGCGGCTCCGATCGGGATTGAGCACCACAATCGCTTGACAGTGCGAACAAGTGGAGGTAGGCGCCTCGAATAGTCCCTGGCCAGCGCCGGGAGGAAGCCCTGCCGCATGTGTCTGCTCCTCGGTCAACCCCGGCGAGTTCCGGTGGTCTATTAGGAGGTAACCCTCAAATCGCCGTAGTGATGCCATTGCTCGCCCCGACTTACCCTTTCTTCACGAACCCGCCGCGCCGCGGATGTTGCGCTCCGGCTTCCAGCCAGTCGGCTTCTTGTAGATGCGCTTCAGTAGCATGAATGTCTCCTCTCTGGCTTCGGCGGGTTCAGCGAAGCAATCTCTCCGTTGTGAGTTGTCTACGTCGCGGCCTTGGCCTTTGCCTTGACTTCCCGCAGCGCGTCAGCGGCGGTTTTCGCGGTCTTCTTCAACTCCGAGCGCCGGCCGGCGTCGGTCTCGGCCTCGATCGCGGCGTTGGCGTCGTCGAGGACAGCCTGGCACTTGACCACGTCCTCGGAAGCGGCGCGCGCGGCGGCGTCTTCGTGGGTGATCGGTTCCGCCTTGAGCGAATTGAGACAATAGGCGATGGACGCCGGATCAGCGTCCGCGCTGGGCGTCCGCCCCGCCTCGGGGTCGGATCTCAGTAATTCAGCGGCGAGCCGGTCCGGCAGGTCCACGACCTGGTTGGCCTTGTAGTTCAGCCCGTCGACCGCCTGGTCGGCGAGCATGCGTAATCGTTTCATCGTGTGCTCCCAGAATGATTCGATAAGAAGAGAAGGGCGCGGCGGCGCCGGACCACGGCCACCGCCGCCCTCTCACGAAGGTTCCGAGGAACCCCATTACCTCAACCCGCGCGGATCAGGTCGCGGAATGCTGGTAGAGCCGCGTCGCCGCGACGTCCACCAGGTTGCCCCCCGCACGCATCCAGCCGAGGAATCCGACCTGCCCGAGTTTGGCGTAGGCGCTGTCGGTGAACCGGAACACCACCACGTCCATCGCTACCCGCACCTTGTAGTAGCTGAAGTCGCCGAACGCGAGGCTCTTCGCGTTCGCCGCCGGCGCCGGCATGTCGTTGTTGATCTGGATCGGATAGCCGAGCAGCTCATCGCCGTAGCCGGTCGAGAGCCCGGCCTCGTAGCTCGGCGTCCAGATCGGACGCCCGGAGGTGTCCTTGATCTTGCGGATCACCTTGCGCAACGTCTGCGCGAACATCCACTTGCAGCGGCCGGGACTCTGGTAGGCGATGTCCACGGCGTCGATCACGTCCACCAAGTCGTCGTAGATGATCGTCAGCGTCTGGCCGGTCGTGCCCACTTTGCCCACGGTGGAGGCGGTGACCACGCCGTTGGGCTGGCCGGAGCCGGTGCCCGTGGTGCCGTGCGCGTTGATGATCCGCCCGAGCCGTTGCTGCAGCCGCTTGCGCAGGAACGGCTCCATGTCGATGCTCGTATCCTGCAGCAGCTCGAACGGGATCGCGATCACCTTCGAGGAATACTTGAAGGTGTTGAGCTGGACCGATCCGAAGACCGGGTCCGCGGCGGTGGCCGTCACGTTCTCGGCGATCAGCTCGCCCGTCTCCGCCGTGCCGTTGGACGTCGGGTAGTTGAACGGATTACCCTGGGCGGTCCGGATAATTTCGGCTACGTTCAGGATGCCGCTGTAGTCCTTCAGCGTATCGACGAGGTCCGTGGCAATCTCGGTCGCCACCGTGAAGCCGCCCTCCGTGGTGGTGGTAGTGGATAGCGTGTTGCGGATCTGGTTGAACTCCTCCGCCGCCATCCCCTCGCGCCCGCGGCTCATGAACTTGTTGAAGAGCTGGCGCACTTCCGCGCTGGTCTTGCGTTCGCCGCCGCCGATGCGCTCGATCTCGGCGCCAGCAGTCTTGAATGCCTTCTCGGCGTTCTTGTCGAGCAGGCGCTGCTCGCGCTCGAGCATCGCGTCGATGCGGTCGAGTTCCGCCATGTTGGCGTCGTAGATCTTCGTCTCGGCTTCCCCCCATGTCGTGCTGCCGACGGGGTGCTTGTCCATCAGGGCGCGGGTTTCGCGAGCGAAATGTGCGCGGCGCTCCCGCAAGGCTTGGGTCGGTGTCATGCTGGTCTCCTGTGAAGTTGAAATAAAAAAGCCGCCCGGAGGCGGCCCTATCGGCCCCGTCAGTTCAGCGAGAGCGACTAGGCTGCGATTCGTTTTTCGAACATCGCGAGGCGGCGATCGAGCGTGGCTCGGTCATACGCCGGTTGCGGCGCGCGCGGCGGCTTCCGGTCCCTCAGCGCCTGCGGCACCTTCGCGTAGGCGGACAGATTCCAGTGGTTGCCGCCGTTCTCGTTCTCGGCGACGACGCGGTCGGCGAACCCGGCTTCCTTTGCCTCCTCGGCATTGAACCACGTCTCGGCCGCCATCCAGTCCGCGATCTGTTGCGTGTCCTTCTTGGTGCGTTTCCGGTAGTCGTCCACGATCGCCTGGTCCACTTTTTCGAGCAGCCCCGCCATCGCCAGCATGTCTTCCGAATTGCCGATCGCCAGCGCCCATGATTGGTGAATCATGAAGAACGCGCCGGCGGCGATCTCGACCTCCTTCGCGGAAGTGGCCACCCAAGTGGCGGCGGAGGCAACGATCCCGTCCACGTGCGCGATGATCGCTGACGGGTGCTGCCGCACCGCCGTGGCGATGGCGCGCGCCTCGAATACGTCACCACCAGGGGAATTCATGCGCAGGTGTATCCTCGGCGCGGCGATCGCGTTGAGCGCCTTGACGAACACATCCGCCGAGATTCCCCAGTACGGGTCGATCGCATCGTATAGATAGATTGTCGCCTCCTCGCCCTCGGCCCGCACATCCACCTTGCGGCGCGGGGCATCGAGGTTGTCGCGGATCAGGTCAAGCAGCCGGTGGTTGCGCAGCATTGTCGTCTCCTGGTTCGGGTGGGGGTGCGGTCATTTGCGCGGCGGTCGGCATGAACAGATCTTCTCCGCCGTCGGCCGGCTCCTCGTTTTCCTTCTGCCGGATCTCGTTAGCGGAGAGCCAGCCCGGCCCCTGCGAGCCGCCGATCGCCTGTCGATAATAGGCGCCGCGCGCCTTGAGATCACCGCGCTGCAATCCATCGACGTTGAACTCCGCGAAGTAGGTCGCGGTGCTGAAACACTTGCGGTTGATCTCCTGCTCGGCGGGACCAAGATGGCGCTGCAGGGTGAACGTGACGAACCCCTGACCCATCTGCTCGATGCCGGAACCCCACGATGTCACTTTCTCGGTGGAACCGATCATGTACGGCGGCACGCCGAGGGCGCGCGCGATGTCTTCCACCTGGAAGCGCCGCGTCTCGAGGAGCTGCGCGTCCTCGAGCGTCATCGTCAGCTCCTTGACCGTCGCGCCGTTGGTTAGGATCAGCGGCTTGCCGGCGTTCGCTACGCCCGCCCGCCGTTCGGCCCAGCGATCTTTCAGCGAGGTGATCTGCTCGTCCTTGACCCCGGCGGGAAAGGTGATGACGTGGCTCGGCTGCGCGCCGTTGGCGAAGAAGCGCCCGGCGAATTCATCCGCAGCGAGCGCGTTGCCGATCGCCTGGCGCGCGACGTGCCGGATCACCGATAGCCCGCGCCCGGTGCGCAGGTTGAAGCCAAAGCCGTGAAAGTGCAGCATGTCCTCCGCCTTCACGCCGAAGGTGCCGAGCTGCTCCGAACTGACGTAATAGACGAGTTCGTTCCGGCGGCGCTCGGTCTGTACTTCGAGCGGCGACAGCGGCAACGCCTCGACGATCTTGAAGTTGCGGTCCCGCACCAGCAGCGCGAAGCCGTCGCCGTGCAGTATCTTCGTCGCGATGATGTATTCCCAGAACACCGCAGCGGGGATGAGCGGGGAAGGTTGCTCGTTGAACAGCCACCACAGATCGTGCTTGACGCGCTTGCGCCCGGCGGCCCCGTCGGTGCGCTGGTAGAAGTTGAGCGGCAGCGAAGCAATCGCGCCGGCGATCAGCGAAATGGCGGCGTAGACCGCGCTTACCTGCATCGCCGAGGACACGGTCACCGCTGGCCCGGCGTGGGTCGGGATCTGGAACAACTCCATCATCCCCTCGCGATCGCTGCTCAGCACGCCCGTGATATCGTTGCGGACGTTGAGCGTCGGCGCAATGCGCTCCAGCGGCTCCGCCGCCGGCTGCATTCTCCGGCCGATCCAGCTCAATGCCTGGCTGATCATCACGTCTCCACAAAAGCCACTTCGATTTCCCGATCAGGACTCGCCGCGCTCGCACGCCCCAGCGCCATGATCGC